AAGTCCGAAAGCTGTACCGGTGATGTCATAAAAATCCCTATGGTATGATTTTAGTTTGGCCGTACACGATAATATCAGATGGCGTTCCACCTGATATGGGTTGGTTACCAGTCGTCGTGGCAGATCCAAGAGTCAGTGTATCGCTATCAATGACATTCAGAGCAACATTCGTTGCAGCCTGCTTATAGCCTGTAGCAAAAATGAAATGTGTTGGATTAGCGGAATCGACGGCATACAATATGACTAGTGCTCCATCGGTTGGGAATAGACCCACACCGTTTCCATCAGTCACAATCGACTGGCTCTCTTGCTGACTCAGCCATTGCAACCATCTATTAGTATATCTAGCAAGCCAATTAAACCAATTCCTTGGAGGAAACTGTCGGCTCCATCCATATTGCTGCTTCTCTGGAGGCGGTGTGAGCACATTATTTTGCAATGAAACAGGGTCAACTTGATCTTGTTCAGCCCACACAGGGAATACAGTTGGTTTTTCTACCATAAAATCTCCTTAAGGTGCCGGTGGCACACTTCCGTTAGTTTGAATTGCTTCTACCATGATTCCAGCATTCGTTGGGTCTATTGTGTAATCTGGATAGTTCCCGAGGGCTTCGGCAAATCCACCGCCAAAATTTGGATCTACTGTCTCACCTCTTTGTATATAAAAATTTACTGGCCCGCTTCCTGGATCAACTTGAAGGGGATGAAGATCGGTTGGATTATTTGGGTCAGGTGAAACAAAAAATTGCTCTGTTATCGGATCTGATGAAAACGAAAAAGGGTCGACATTATATGTTGCTATCAGGGCTGCAAATGATACTCCGGCAGGGCTGACATTCTGAATTGCATCAACTAAATCGCTGGGATTGGTGCCTGGAAATCGCACTGCGTCGAGTCCAACTAAACCATTTGTCGCCATCTCGTAAGCTGCTGGATATAATTCGTCATACCATACTTTTGAAGCCTCTGTCAGATACTTCAAAATGAAAATCACTTCTTCAGGCGTTCCATTGCTCTGATTTACAAAAATCTGGAATTGTAAATCTTCACGATATGATTGATCTGTTTGTCCAGGAACGCGTGGAAGTCCTAATATTTGCCCCAAACCATCTAACTGCACCCCCTCGGCTGTATTCAAATATCGCATCGTAATCAAGAGCTGTTGCTGCTCATTTAAAACTTGCGCTTCCATGCAGAGAGCTTTAACCACTTTCTGCAAGTTTGTTGGCGAACCATCTGGATTGCGTATTTGAAATTGCGAAGCCAGGAGTGCTATTGCTCTTTCAAAGTAGTTTGGGATATCAACCATCATGCCACCGTAACGAATATTCGAGAAAGATCCCAAGTGGAAATTTCGTTATCATTTATTGGTATATCAGAAGATGAAAGTGCATTCTGCGTTATTCCAATTGTTACCGTTCCGCTAGCGATTCCAGGGACGTTAAATATCTGCGCTGCAACTCTTTGCTGTAAGACATCTCCACCTACCCCTAGAGTGTTTCCATAATTTAAAATCGCCAAGGCTACTTCTTGAACGCCATTCGCTGGAAATGTTTCAGAAGCGTAAAGCGTTAACGCTGCCGAGACCCAAATTGTGACTGCACTTGGACGGCTGAAGAAGATCGTCTGTGTATTTCCCTGGGAGTCAATGATCTGTATCCCGTTCCCGCTGTTAACATTACCAAAAGTTTCGATTCCAGCCGGCTTTGTGAGCCAGATCTGATCTGCGACTGCTTCATCGGTTCCTCCTTCTACTACTGCTTCAAATGATTTTGGTGGTCTTCCACCGTTAATTGCTGCTGACTGCGCTGACACACTTGTCACAACGGCGTCAACTGTAAGGACACTTGAGATATTCATCACAACGGTAAGTAATTTATTTCCAGAGCCCCCGTATGATGCTGAGGCCACTTCAGGAAGGGATTCAAACGCTGCTACTAGCAATCCCATCGATGTCGCTTGATCTGGTGAGCCAGGACAAGTGACCATAAAATTCGACGAAAGATCATACGTTACAGTGATGATATCGCTTGCTGAGAAAACCAGAGGAAATGTTATGACAATATTAGTTTGCTGCAACGAAGTATTTTCAAATACAGTTGCAGAGGTAACGCCTGGTACTTTTTGCAACAAGCCCGCTGTAATAGCTTCGACGGTTGCTGAACCTAAAAGTTTGATTGAATTTTGACGACGAATTCTTAGTTCAGCATCAGTTTCGACTAATGTGCCTGTATTTCCAGCGACCAAATTTGTGATTGAGTTCCATCCAGCAATCGGCGTTACAATCGTTGTTAGTGTACCAATCGGAAGAGGCACAGGGCCATAATTTTGAGCATTAAAAGTGATTGGAGACGCTTGATAAGTAACCGAGAGATTGAATCCTACATTGCATGAAAATGGTACTGAAGCGACATTAGCATTGATTGTGATGCTTGCATCCATATTATCAACTGCTAGTAAAGTCGTGGAAGTTGCATTGATAATCGCCGTCAATCCTGCTGTCAGGATATTGTTGCTTCCAGGCGCGAGAAAGGTAACGACATTTGTCGGTAGAGTTCCACTTCCAGTCACATTTATTACGACATTGACGCTCTTTCCGGTGAGAGGAGTGATAGTTAAAACATCAGGAGTAGAAGGGGCGCATGTGCATAATGTTGAGGAATCAAATAATTGAATCGCTGCTGCAATGTCTCCTAGCGTTGTATCGCTATCGGTATTAAATGGAATTGCAGTAAGGGCCACACCATTTAGCACGACATTTATTGTCTGTCCTGCATAAAAAATATCACCTGAGTTTGAAAATGTAACTACCGGCAAAGAGTATGTGAATGCGGTATTATTCAAAACAATCGTGTAGGATTGCGTGTCAAGTGCTACAACTTCTACTTTAACGATATCAGCATTCGAACGAGTGATTGTCCCGCCTGTTAGAGCAAAAAAAGTATCTCCTGTCGAGCTAACTCTTGCAAGTGAATTAGCGGGGATGAATGTTCCTTCAAGGCCATCGCATGTAGCCACTACTGAAGTTTGCGTTGCAGGTAGTCTTGTAATTCCATTTAGTTGAACAACATTATCTAAGGATGATCCTGAAGCACTATTTGGATATTGAGAGAAATAAATATCTTCTTCATTCTCCCATAGATCCGCAAACACCTTTGAGAATATTCCAATAATTTGACCTGTTACTGACTGTGGATCAGTATTAACGTCACCAAATGTAGCCACAAAATCATCTTCTAATGACTGCTTAATATCTGCAAGTCGAGGCGTGTTAAATCCTTCAGGAGTGAGTCCAAATGTCATGGTAAAATTTGCTCCATTTCTAATGTGCCATCTACGCTTATACACGCAAAATTTACACCAAATCTTCTGTTAACGCCATCAAAATTGCTTGAGAACGAGGTGATATCTATTATGCCTGGGGTGTTAGATATTTCATCCTTCAGGAATGTGTCTACTTGAATTTGATTCGGATTTTTAATGAAAAAGTACTGATAGTATGGTATTCCTGCAAGCGTATTTAGATACCATTCTCCTTGCATGAATCGCAAACGAATTGCAAGATTTTGTGCAATTTGATCCACACCACCAACCAAAGAAAAATCAAAGTTTGCAAATGCTAAATCGCCAGTTTTAGGATCCAATGCAATATCGATCATGTAATTGTCCCTTTAATAGTAGTTAAAGCGATTGCAATATTTCCCGCATCTGTTACAACACCTGGATATGGTCCAGGGCCTACTGCAAGATTGGTTGCCAGACTTGTGCAGAGGTCGATCACTTTTTGTAGTAGTTCGACGGTAGAGGTTCCAATGGCCACTTTGCTTGCGGTTTTAATGTCGACTTCGCCTGTCGGCAAAATCCTTATTTCCGATCCAGAAAAGCTCAACAACATATCTGTATTATTCGTCGCTGTTGATGTCTCAGTAAAAGGAAATAGACCTGGAATAGCCACAGCATCCGAAAGGTCAAATTTACGATTATCATCAGGACTAACTTGCCCCCCAACTGTCAGCCACAGATCCATACTCCTTTCGACAAAAACGAGCAGGCAGGTATCGCCCTGTACTACGGGGAAAGTCAAGCCAGCACCCCCTGCTCGAGGAAAAATCACTGGTACGTTTTCAAGTACCGGCATAGGAGTAGTTAACGCATTCGGAGAATTTGGATCATTGGGAGTGAGCGCACTATTCCACACTTTATTCAGTAAGGGCTGCACAGAGGCTTTTTGAGTCCTATAATCGTACGAAATAATCTCGGCAGGCAAAGCGGTATGTAAATTATTGAGTCGATAATCCACAACGGCTTTCGTTGCATCATTTAGAGTGACTGGATTAGGCATTACGAAACTCCTTCAGTAGCACTTTGAGGTAATTCTATACATTCCAGACTTGATGACCAAACAAAACCATATGTATCCCCTTCGTGCCTTACGGTGAGAACTTTGTAGGGGCCGCGAAAATTAAGCCTTGTTGAAGCAAGATCAATTTTAGATCCTGGCAAAATAGAGGGATTTAAAGCGACATTCACTTTGTATCCAGTGTTGCGGACATCGATAGACCTATATGATTCCAAAGACCTGTAAGTGTATCTCTGAGGTATCCCCTGCATTCCATTTCCTTCATTCACTTGAATGATCGACTCTGGAATCGTTCCATTGACTGGTATAATTTGCAGCTGATTGTTTTGAATGCTATATTCTAATCCCAACTTATCACACACAATATTGAGAGCATCCTTTCCCATTCCTATGTACTTAAAGCCTTGTCGATACACAAGATTAAACCCTGAAGGAATAGGCAATAAAGTAACTCCCATTTGAGAAGCAATGCTGCTGATAATCGTCCTAGCCTGCACATTGGCCCCAAAGGAAAGAACAACTCGCAACTGATTCACATATTTTTCACCGTCACCACACTCTAGCGTCGTTACAATTTCAGGCACGTCATACGTATGAATAACAGTCGTAGTATCACCGACAAATAGAACTTGAGGACCACCATCCTCTTTGTAGCCAGCATAAAGAGTGACTTGATCGCCATAGTCTTTTATAAGATTTCGATTGTCTTGACTTAGATTCCAAACTTTTATGACGGCCGAATTCGTTGTCGCGGAGGTAGACTTGATGATGGTAAACGAAATTCTCAAGCCCTTCACAATGATTGTGTCAGTATATCCGTTGAAGTCTTTGTTTCGAATTCGAACTTGCAGGATGGCTTCACGGTCAAATTTCATAACACATCCTGCGTCAATTCGTTAGGCTCATAATAAATCAATTCAGTTGTTTGACCCATGTCAAATCGTTGAATTGTATCCCATAAACCTAGAATATTTTGACACAAGATATCTCCCGAGGGCATACCTGTAATAGCAGCGAATTGTGCTGTTAGATTGAAATTGGTTACAACTTTAACGCCCAAAAGAATAGGTATGCTGTCACGTCCATACAAATTCATCACCCAATACCCATTCATTGCGTTCCAACGAAAAGCTAGCACAAACAGATCTTCTGACAAGGTGATCTGTTCTTGGAATGCTGCTGGGTCCTTAAAAGGTATGATCTGCATTATACGACTCCTGCAATCGAACGTAAATTTGCTAGGACATTTGGTCTAATAGAATTTGGTATTGTAGCAAGACTTTGTACACCTACATTCGTTGCAGTGGTGGCCTGATCCTTCAAACTAAATTGTGGATCATTTTGCAGAATAGGAATATTGGTATTTTCCGCTACGATATCTCTTGGAGTCACATCTTGAATTCCTGAGAATACATTCGTTTGATCTTTGAAAACTTGAATTGTATTGTCGAACACAATCCTTTGCAACTGAATATTAAAAGTTAAAGTCTGGCCCGTCTTTATCGTTCTAGGTACATCTATAGACGTAATTGCCATGTTTTTATATACTTTTATCCCTGTCACAATATCCACGATCTGCCTTCGTTCGTGCAATTGTATTAGAGCATTAAACGCGGCAACTGAACGGCTAAAAGTAGCGAAAATATTTAGCGGTGTATCGCTTACTAGCCCTGAAAGTATCACTACGTCTGGCTGATTAATAATGTGATCGCTGACAATGGTTCCGGACTCCACAGGATAGTATGTAACGCGCGATGAAAATTTGTGTTCCTCAGAGACCATTGTATCAAACGTAATGAGAGCGATTCCAGTTTTGATTTGATTGATTTGACTTTGCGCATATTTTTTACCAAATATTAGACTGAGCACCATTATTCGACCTGGGGATTATTGTTAATCACTTCACGGACTTTTTCATCCCAAAATGAACTCATAGTCGTTTTTACGGTTTCTGTCAAAAAGTTAGCTTGTTGCTCGGTAGTTCCAGGGGGCACATTGAATTCGAATTTATTATTGTTCGTAATCGAAGCATTCGAATTTGCTCCTTGACCATTGAATTCAGAGACTCTTCTTCTGAAGTCTTCATCTTCGGATTGAATTTCTCGTTTTACACGAGTGATATGATCCTCTCCATTCAGTCCAGCGAAAACATTTTCGATAGCATCTCGCAAAAATGACAGAGTAGAAACAACGCCTTCGCCTTGAACTTTTTCCGTTATCAGGGTATTTCCTGCAAGGGCTGCTGTAATGATTGGAACGGCTGTTTCAGCTATCTTTGCTGAGAACTTGCTCCACTCCGTGTTCATTTCATTGATCTGATTTTTGAACTCTTGAGCAGCTTTGACCTGAGAATTTAGCAACTCTAGCGACTGCTTTTCTTGCTCAACAATCTTTTGAAATTCATCTTTAGTCAGTTTTGCAATCTGTACGATAGCATCAGTTGTGGCAAGATCAACGCCAAAAATGTTCTGGGTGATACGTAATTTTTCAGATTCTTTTTCGATATTTTTCAAATATTCGAAAATATCGTCCACGGCTTGCTTTACGGTGACGACTTCATTGTTAATCCGAAGCCTTACCGCACCATTGGATTGGTCTACAAGCTGCCTAAAAGAGTTGTTGACGCCTCTGGATGCCTCTTTAATCCCAATAGCTAATTTGCTAGCAAAGCTGTTAAAAACATCATCGGGAACATTTAACTTGTTAAATGCACTTTGGAGCGCATCAAGATCTTGTATTGACGTGTCGGTAAATTTAGCGATTGCTTTTGTATTTAGAATTTTGTTGGAAAATTCATCGGCATAATCGATGACTTTCTTAAATGCCACACCGATAATCCCAACGCCTACAGCAACTTTTGTCTTAAATCCAACGATGGCATTTTCGAATTTATCGAGATTAGTTCGATCAAAAGAGAATCCAAGCTTTGTAACTAGCTCACGGGCAATCGTCATGTTGGATTCTTCCTTCTTGCTTCTTCTGTAAGATCTGAGCGCATATCTAAAATAGCATTTGCTCTTTGAGCATCATCTAGACTCCAAAAACATTCTAACTCTTCTAAAGTTGCTACTTTATCCATGACTAGCCTCCAGATTAAGAATTCGTCTCTTATGTCCTCGTGAAGCTTTTCTTCGTGACATGATCGTTGGTTTGTTCCTCCTCGAATGATGGAAGACCAATATTGAACAGGGAAAAAAAATTTGAGTAGTTTGTCTCTAAGATAAAAATAATTAGCTTGTAAAGCCCACCCATATCACCCGCAAATTCAAGATCGAAAGTTGCTGGAACGAGCTCGACGCCATTCTTACGAACACCTTGAATCAGTTCCATACAAAGGGATTCGAATTGGTTTTCATCCAAAGACATACACATGGATTTCAGGGAATTTTCGCCAGAACCTAAGAATAGTGACCCAAAAACTTTAAGTAATTTTGCTTTCATCCTGAGAGCTCTACGTGCTGGCAACTGAGTTACCATGTACGTATCGCCGTCGATTATTTTTTCTATTGTTTCGATCATGATTTCCCCGTTTTTTTCGTTTATTTAATCAATTTTTGCAGAAAATATGCAAAAATTGCATTAAGAGTTGCTATTTGAACCAACAAAAATATCAGCTTCTGCAAGAGTAAGTACCCACTGACGATCTGTGATATTTTTATCAAAAGTCGAGCTTGCGTATTGTGTAATCCAAGCTTGGCCAGCAAAATAAATTGAGTTCCCGCTAAGGTCTTTCACGAGCACTGGAAATACACCCTGGTTAGTAGCTTCGTCAACGGCCATAAAACCACTTAGGACGTCGTTGCTTGGGCTTGATTGCTTGAGCGTGAGGGTAAGTGTGCCTGAAAAGTTATTGGTCTTCCCACGAGTCACTAAACCGTCTGCCCCTACGACTGTATTCCACGTCGGCTCATTGCGGTCGATCTGAAGAAAAGTGCCATCTGTAAAACCGCTTACAGGAATTCCACCGATTGAAATAATTATTTGCTTCGGGTCGTACGTTGCCACGCTCACAGTATACCTCCAATTCTCTTATGTTCATTTTGATGACATTCTTTACATAACCAGATCACTTCAAGTCTTTTTGAATAATCTGTATGATGCCCTTCAATCTTATCTTTCTCAATATTACAATTTTGACAAATTGAAGGTTTTATAATTTTTCCTCTTAATACTGCTCTACGTAGGTCTTGACGAGCTAAATATTTATCTCTATTTTTAGCTTGATGTCTTTTTACCTGACTCTTAATTTTTTCTAAATTTTCTTTAACATATATTTTTCTTCTTTCTGCAATTTTTTTTCTTATTAGTGGATTTTCTTTTAAATATTTCTTTAAGTATCCACTAATTTTCCTTTTTTCACGCTGTCTTTCATTTTTTTGTTTTTGTTTTTCAGGATTATTTTTCCTATATTTTTTACAAGCTTCACGATTTTTGCATTTCAAACAAATTCCACATTCACATTTCATTTTCACCCCTAAATTAGAGGTGAAAATATATCATACGACCATTTAATGTAAAACAGATTTACACTCTTACGGTACCGGTAATATTCACAGCTTGGATTGCTCCTGCTAGAGTTGCCTGGAACTTGACATTCCTCAAGATCCTATTCGCTTTATCAACTGAAGGCACGGCAGACGCAAGAGGAACAAAAATTTGGTATGGTGGATCTTGAGCTATGAAATTATTCGTTACACCCATTTGCAATGCCTTTCTAATTTGCCCTTCAATCGCTGTAATGCCTGAATCAGTATAAGGGATCTTTGGAGAGTTGACTAGGATGGCATACACTAGTGTTTGTATTGTGCTTGTGAGCCAATCAACACCGCGAATGATATCTATGTATTCACCCTGGGCCATTGTTCCTCTCTGTGTGATTCCAACGCCACCCACATACTCATAAGTATTTGCGGACTTTGCAAAAGCATTCGCTTCTTGTGTTGAGCTCAATGTCGAGTAGGAAATTGAATTCAGTGTTTTGAACATCCATGTTTCTGACCCTGGAACAAATGGTAGACAATTTCCAAACCAAGCGCACTCTGGATAATCATCGGCAGCTTCCTCGTGATATAATACAAACGTTCTTACGTATCCTGCATTGTTGAACAAAGCTGCAATAGAAGTGGTGTCGACTCCCGCTGCTTCATCGATAATATCGGTATCATCTGAGGCTGTGCCAAAGATCTTGATCTGCGTTTCAATCCACGATGCCACGGCCTCGACTGTCGCAACCGTTCTATCCGTGAGGGCAAGAGCATACCAATCATTATTCACCGCCTGTATAGCTGTTAAATCATCCACAACTGAAGCTGAAGGCACATAAGGTTGAATAATCAAACCTTTTTGAATCGCCATCACCTCCAGAGGAGTAGCTTGAATCAAAAATGCTGCATTGGCATTTCCTAAAACTTCAAATGAACCATCGGCATTGTCAGAAGCAGTTACAGGAACTAGCGTAGTAGGAGCGTTAATCAAATCCACAAGACCGGCAGCAATTTGAGCGTTGCTAGAGACATTATTAGGGGCTTGATAGATAAACGGAGTTCCGTTTATCAGCACTGTGTATGCCTGATTTGGCTTTACTTGTGTAATTCGTACCCTAGCCTGACTTGGATTAGTAATATTCGTCGATACAACTAGTGTAAATGGCACGCCTGACACGTCTGCAACAATTGTCAAAGTTCCATCGGGCGCATCTGGAACAGAGGCAGTAACAGGAAGAGAAGGAGAAAAGGCATTAATCGCTGCTGCTAATGCATCGGCAATAGTATTCTTATCGGTAGGTTGAGCAGTATTTACGATTGCAGCGGTTGCTTGAGATGATCCACTTGCAACACTAAATGTTGTTACTACGCCACCCTGGTAAGGATTGCTAGTTATAGTCAAAATATTGTGGTTGACACCGCTTACAACAGCATTTGCTATGCCAGGACTATATGTAGTATTGAGATACGTTTTAATAGCATTTGCAATTGTTGTCATCGTTGCAAGACTTGTTGAAGCATATGTAAAAGGAGAGCCTGAAAGCGGTGTACCATTTACTGCAACAGTGATAGCATTACTAGCAACTAGAGGGCCGTTGTTAGCGATAACAACAGTCGGTTGGGATCCTGTTCCGGCAACTGTACACGAATTCACTGTTGCAGTTGCAGATGCTGCAAAAACGACAGTGATAACATCACCTGAAGAAGTTGAACTTGTTACACCTGATGCCGCACCAATAACTGTTGCAACGGCTGCAATCGTTGTCACTTGGTTTGAAGTCCAAGCTGTAGGGGCTAAAGTAACACCATTTACAGTTGGAGTAATGGCGGTAGTACCTGAGTTAAAATCAGTACTAAATGTGATTGTGTATGTCATGATCCCTGTAAGAGTCACCACAGAATCTTGCACATTTGTCGTCGAATTTATTGTGACATCATTACCATTAATCGTTGCAGTATATTCTTTACCTGCCATAGCTGTTTCGACATCGATTCCTACCGAGTCAACAGTACGCCTTCCGATATATAGCAAAGGGGGTGTGATAGGCTGAGAGAAAAAATCTTGCGCTGCAATATATTCAGAGTCATATGAGTTAAAATCTGCTGCGACTTCTTGCAAATTTGCATATTGTTTGATTAGATCATTCCAGTTTTTATTCGTTCCAAGCACCATCAAAGATCCGAATCCGGCTTGAGATACGCTTTGAGTCTCTCTTGTGATTTGCACGTTTACGATATTGCTCAGAGGCATAATGAATCCTTATGGGGCTGGGGGTATGGTAAATGTTTCATCGTACACAGTTGTTCCGGTTGGATCTTTCACAACCTCTTGCAACACTATTCTATCAATTACACCTAAATCATCGGTGGAAATATCCGCAATCCTAAAAAGTACGTCCATAGACGCTCTTTGCTCGAATCGCGAGTCAACTAATTCGGTCACATCATTTATGGCAAACCAGTTTACGAAAACGATTCCATTCACACGTAGACTATCTAAAACAGTCTGTTTTTGCAAGCTCGTTCGAAGATTTTGAAGCACAGTCATCGGATCACCTCCATACGCCTGTACTTGTAGAGTGAATTCGCGGTCGCCTACCATTTTTGAAATACCAAAATCATCGAGTGGATCTTGTGTCCAATCCCAACCAATCTGAGTAATTGTGCTTATATAAAGCGATACATAATCAACTGTCGGTCTAGGAGCATTTGGAAATAGATATACTACTGGCATTGCAGAAGGAATATTGGCAACTGCCCAATTATACAAATATGTCCGAACCAGACTAAAATCTATCGCCATTACAAAACTCCTGGTAACGGATGCAATCTCAAAGCAATAAACTTATAATGATTAGTTATATTAAAATTAGAATTGTTTTGCCAATCATTAATATTAATTACTTCGTAAACTATTCCTGTAAATGGAGCTTTAATTACTGAGACTTGATCTGGGTTTTGTGTTGTAATGCCATAGATTTCGGTTGACGTGTAAAATTTAAATTCTGCTTTGTCTCTTCTTCCTTCTGGAACTAATGCGACATCTTTTCCGAGCGGTTGCACACTAGCGGTTGCACTAATTATCATAGGTGAATTTGTAATTGTTTTTGTTGGCTGGCTTGCTCCTCCAGTGATTGTAAAAACTGAAACAGAAGAAAGGGCCGGCTGTATTGGAATGATTGTCAGAGTCAAATTATTGGATGAAATATCAACTTGCTGAATTCCAGGTTGAAGCAATAGAGCTGCTGCAATCAAATTCATTGTGATTGTCGCGCTAGTCAAAAAAGTGATTGGAGCTAGGGCCACGCCGTTAATCGTAATATTGACCACGTTGCCAGTAATAAGCACAGTAGATAAGATAACCTGGCTTCCTTCTTGCCATATTCCATTTAGATAAAATCCCTGCGTAAAACGTCTAATTGTAATAGGTGTTCTAAAAACTTCGAATGGTGACAGTGGCTCGATTATTGGAATCATGGCATCACTACTTTGTGTCTAACTGACTGAATCATTTGACCAAAATCTATTAGTGGTTTAGAGCTCTTTTTAATCGCAATTGTCCTGGCTGAGTTCGGTGGCACATAGATAGATCTAATCTTTTGCTGCACTAAATCTACTCCTAATAACCCAATGGCATTGAGAGATTTTTTCACTGTGGATGTACCTTGGACAACTTTATCGTATTCTGCATTTATCACGCGCACAAGAAGGTCACGATTTTCATCGAAACTTGTCCTCATGAATGACCTTTGAGGCACTGATCTGGTTCCATATTCGTTGTCAGACGCAATTTGAGCCATAGATTTTCCAGGCTCTTTTCTGCGATTGCCTTTCACCTGTGATTTTGTAACCGAGCCTTCCTGGAACCCAATCAAAACATATGAATTTTCGAACTGTTCAATATTCTTGATCATCTGATCAAACTGCTTTCGATCTTCTTCGAATATCCCAGCCATATTTAGCAGCATCCCGCATTACCGAAACCCCATCCGTAACCGCCCGCACAACCACATGTAACAGGCATATTCTGAATTACACCGCCGAGAACAACGGGTAAATTCGTCACAGTACTTCCCAGAGTTGTACGTTTTACAAGATCCATATAGCTTCTACCATAAGGAGTAAGTAGTAAAGCATCCATATCAGCCGACACATTATAACCGAGGGAAAGATCTCCCTCGGCTATATTTGAGAGCACGCCTAGATTTGGATTGGCAGCCAAAGTAAGATAATGAGCCATTAAAAAAGCAAATACAGATGGGCCACAGCACGACAAAAAATTAGAGTTAACCTGACAAGTGAGTAGCGTATATAGGCTATTCAGATATGCAAGTCGATCCGTATCGGTCGTGTAGAATTGTGGCGCATAGATAAACAACGCGCTTATCACTGTACTACTGGAAATGGTTGTCATCTTCTTTTTGTTCCTTGGCTTTAGATGGATTTCTGATAGCATCAAGCTGCTTTTGAGCAGCACGAGTCACAGGTGTTCTTCCGTCAGTCTCGATCAATTTTTTCAAGAGTTTTACGTCGAAGATTCCAGGCATTAAACCAAGCATCTCATCCACGCTTCTCTTTCCATCTTTTGATTCAGAGTCCTTCAAAATTTGGATCAATCCTTTATCCATTCGCGAACGAAATAGAGGATGAGCTTTCATTTCATTGAGAACTTCATCGTCTACTTCATTCACTCCGGGGATAACGCGATTAATCCCTTTTTTTCCAATCACTCCAAGAACATTCTTTCCGTTGTATTTAACTAAAGCCATCTTTAAATTCCTTCTCCAAATGCTAGTGATAGAGGGTAGTATGTGATAATACCACCGTAACGTGATTCACATGGAACCACAAATTCCAATCCGCGTTCCTGTGGAGGATACTGCGTAAATGGCATTGGGATTTCCATGGTAAGTTTGTCTGGATTTTTATCGTAAACAATAAACATATCTGTTCCCGCACCACCACTTGGAGGAGCAATACCAGCACCAGTTAATTCAGGAACCCAGTCAACAGTAGTGATGAAAGGGTTATTCTGAATAAAGTACTCTAGGATAGTAGTATCGCTCGTTGTACTTCTTGGAGTTGATGCAATCAAAGTGTACTGTTCCACAGGAAGCAATACAGTGTTTGGCATTTCAACGCCTTTAGTTAGTTGAGGGATACTATTGGTGATCTGATTTAAATCCCTTAAGATCTGGTCAGGAGTCTTATCTACCCATAAAGTTGATGCACCTACGCCATCATTCGCAACTAAATAAGCTGGAATGTTTGGTGTATTGATAACACCAAGGATGTTGTATGTTGCGTCTCCAAACCAAGCCAAACGGTTGATTTTTTGGTCGTTTGCACGTCTTGCAGCATTTGCTTGACGCTGAGTCAAAGAACGACCCACAAGAACAGCAGAACGAATCTCCTGCACAGAATATCCATAAGATACACCAATGGATTTGACCTGAGTTGTATATTCCTTACCAGTGATATCAGCACGCGGTAAATCGTCTGCATAGGATTCAATGACCCTAGCAAGACCGATTTCTTCGAACTGCGCGTAAGTAATAGCCTGAGCACCTTCACCAGCCTCTGTTGAGATTGGAATATGCTTAAATGATTTCATTTCAGCAAATTCAATATCATAGCTTTTAGACTTGATAAATTCGAGTTCCCTGGCGAAAAAGAATGTTTCCCCAGCGTCATGTCGAAGGCTAGAGAAGGTCTTGATGATACTTAAATCGGACATTTTGTAAGTGCTCCTCGATTATGGTTGGTTGATTTCTAAAACAGCTAAGTTACCTGCTGTGGCACTTGTAATCCATCTGACTTGACTGCTAGAAAGAAGGATCGCTTTTCCACTATCTGAGTCGGATCGGAACGACCCAAGAACAGGATTGGAAAGAGTAGCAACCATCCTCCAGTAAACTGGACTATCAGAGGTGACGTTATTTTCAGCTGTTACGTAAATTCTTCCACGAGTCAGTGTTGAGACTGCATCGCCTGGAATATAAGGAGCTGCTCCCGCTGACCCTTGAGGACTGTACAGGTTCATTTTATTCTGAATAAATACAGATACGCCATAGAACACGTTATCGTTAGAGTAAGTTTCAGTCCAAGTAGGTTGTCCTGAACCTGCGGTAGTTACTGCTGTTGCTGTAACGCCGTACCCTTGCACTGCATTAACTACGATATTAGAAGTACCGTCAGAAGTTGCAGAAGCAATATTAGGCTGCGCTGCAATCAATTCTGCAATCGCAGTTAAAGTTGCTGCATTGCTAGTAGCATACACCACAGCAGTTAAAGAAATACCATTTAATGTCACAATAGTGCTGTTGGAAGCTACAAGAGGTACAGACGCATTCAACGTAACGATATCTTGGTGAGGAAGTCTGACTTGTAGATCTTCACCGATAATTTTCGCTAATCCGAGACCAGGGAAAATTTGAGGCTCAATTGGAGACACTGGAGTCAAAACGTTGTTGAATCCAATATCATAAAGTTCACCGGCAACGCCGACATTCATGAGAAAGTTATAGGCTAATTGGGGCATTATTTCCCTCCTTTATACGCTACTTTTTGTCTTCGGATCATATTTTTTCTAGCATCATTGGCATTTGCATTATCCTTTTCTTCTGCTTCCGGATCACGGTCCGCTTTATAGCTAGAAGGCATTGCAAGAACTTTTGCTCCTGGAAGATCCTCTAAAACTGAATCAAAGCGCGCATGAATATAAGTATCGCTTTTTCCTTCCAGCTTAGCATTAGGCTGAGAATTTAAAATGATTCTTTTTTTCACTTCGATATCGCCCATGGAGTCCAATCGCGCTAGTGATTTCTTGTCTAAATATCGTTCCGCAAGCTTTTCAAGTCTTACTCGATTTTTAACTCTACGATTCACTTCGGCAGCATCGACTTTTGCAACGTGCGGTAGATCGTGAGGGTAGTGTTCATTTTTTGGTGACATCACTGCATGATTCTCCATGTTAACAGGTTTTTCATAGTCTTTTACGTGAGATTGTTGCCCGTATGAATCTACTGGGTCCATCTCTTCTTTACCTTCAGGTCCAATTTCATCATTCTCAAGAGGGTGATGAACTGATTCAGGATCATGAGCGTCTTTATCGCGCATGCTGTCACGTTCTGCCATCATTTTTTCGTGCTCGTCTTTCATCGTCATATGCTCGGACATAAGATCAGCATGAGCTTTCTTGAGTTCTTCGTGCTTTTGCATAAGGCCCTCGACGCCCTCTGCTGCATTATCTTCAAGCAAATATTCTTCTGCGTCAATTTTAATTTTCTTTTTTGTCGCCACTATAGCCTCCTCTTTTAAGATTTCTTCTGCGTCATTACCATCTAAAGCTATTCTGGCTTCTGGGCCGGCTCTAGCTTGATCAACTAATGCTAGATGATTATATCTAATGTTAGTCTGTCTATATTCATAAGGCTCGCCGTAATACGTTCCTAAATCAGGTACCAAATCGACAGTATAACCTAAAGATAATTCGTTCTTTATTTTATCTTTTATTTCTTCAACTGCATCCTTGTCAGTAACAAGTAGGTTGGCCACGATATAAGGAAGTTCCTGTTCGACTAATTCGCCAGTGTAACCAATTGCCAGGCGTTTGGCGTTATCAGCATTTACAAGTCTTTCTGAAGGGTGGCCATTGACAACAGGGATCATTTTAATTGTTTCAAGACTCAAAGGATCAAGCACGTCATCAGGATGGCGAAGTTCTTTTCTTATGGTACCATCAGCATTTTTATATAAAAAAACACCGCATCGTGTAACAATAGCTCGCGCTTTAACATAGCCTTCGCTCGTGATGGTAGTTTCACCAGGGACAACGCCCTTATCATACCTAGCTAAACTCGTAAGATTCATCATTTACCCAAGTTTAAAATCTTATCTAAAACAGGTCTTGCAACGCACCTGCAATTAACATCATGACCAGGGTGACCAGTAACTTTAGGAGGCGTATCCCAACGGAATGTCTTACCTTCATTTGCTCTGTGAGTGGTCCTGACCCGTTCATCATCGCTCGTTTGCCAGATATATTCCTCTACACCTATCTCTTCCTGCCTCAACTTTGTCAAACTTGCGTTTAACTTCGTCGTCTGATCTCTTGCAATCAACTTAGCACGTCTGTGAGTAATTCCAAAAGATTTTTGAATCTCTCTTGAAACATCAGTGAATCTTAAGCCCTGCTGGAGTCCTCGTTCAACAATTCCAGACACTCTTTCAAGCTCCTGATCCGGCAATGAGCGTATGAGCTCGGCATTTTGAGATGAAAACAATTGGAGTTGATCAGCCAGCCAAGGCTCATCAACGAAAATATCAAAACCAAAAAGTGAATATTTTGTTTTGTCGAATTGAGTTTTGTTGAATTTTGCAATTTGAAAACCTACCAGTTTGGATTTATCGATAGTTTCTTCCACTTTTCTTTGTATAGCTCTATTGATAAATATTACTAATCCTTTTATCCTAGTAATATAACTATCATTTCTATCATTTGGAGTTCTTGAATTAACTTCATTAATCATCGAAGGAATTTCAGGAACAAATATCTCTTTTATCAATTGCCTTAATTCATTCACAAGGGAATAAAGGGCTTTGTCATATTCTTTTTCTGCATTTTTTGGAAACAGCCATTTTGGAGGGACTTTGGATTTTGGTTTTATGCCCTTACTTCTACGAATTTCCACCATCATTTGAAAATGATTATGTCTCATCACGCTGCCGATGGTGAGGATCTTGGCAAACCAGTACCTAGATAGTCTGGTCCTTCTGTTGGCTCAGGTTCTGAAAATTCTTTTTCCTTTTCAACACCTTCTAGAAACTGAGGATCGTTTGACACCCTTTCACGAGCATTAACATCAATTTGCGTATTCATTGACCATTTGTTACCACCAAAACGGGACACGGCAACCTCTTCAGGAGTTAGTACGCCTCTATCAATATAGATAGCGTCTGTTTCGGCAACAGTCCTTCTAGTAATAGCATCCTGCTCTTCGGTGTTCTGCCAAAGCGGAACAAATTGTAGCGACCAATAATCAGGCTCGATACCAAGAAAAGGGCCATCTTTAGAAAGCATAATGTATCGAATTAGCTTCTCTAACACGCCTCTAAGCTTGCTTTCTTGTTCTGTTTTTATGGCATCGTAAAAGTTTCGCGATTCGCTTTCGCCTGTGGCATTCATACCAGCGGGACTACGACCAAAAAGCAGGGTGCATGGCACTTTACAAACTGCGGATAGAGCTTGCATAAATCTATCAATCAGATCGGCTATTCCAGAAACATTCGTTGTCTGCTTTTCGTATGTTTCATCACCATCCAAAAGCATTGTATTTGTTGTCGACTTGGATAGATTAAGAATGTTCAATCTCTTTAAAACATTCTCGTCACCACATTGAGAAGCCATAATTGCAGTCAAGTTCGGTATCTTTAGCACGCCATTTACAAAGTCTTCCATCATCGTTGCTGTATGACTAAAAGCTGTAGAGTAGTTCCTTAATTCCTCATAGATTGTTTGTACTAGAGGATCTCCCCAGCCTTGATTAAAGTTCTGCCAACGAGGAGGTAAAACGTTCCAATCCATACGAAGAATTCGACTATAATGAACGAAAAAAACAGCACCAGTCCTGTTATCATTAACAGTATAAATATTAGGGAAGCCATAATTTGGGCTATTAAGATCAGATTCAAACGTGCCGTCACGACTATAAACCTGGTAACGGTCAAAAACACGTAGCCATTGAACATCTCTTATTCCTTTTTCATCTACTGGTTGATCTAACGGCAATCCATCGGCAATACCCATGATACAGACTGCACCACCAAACAATCGCGCCCATTTAATTAGATTGTCCATCGCCTGATTTACTTTCAGCTCTTCAAGCTTTCCAATGATCTTTCCATCTGTATCACCTTCAAGTTCCCATCCTTGACGTATCATCTCCTGAGCGAATATGTCGATAATTAGACGCAGGACACCATCACTGCGATACATTTGATCCAGTTCTGATCGATTAAAAATGTTAGTTATCCTGAAAGTACCATTTTGCTTTTTATCTCGACCGCAAATACCAAGCCCCGTAAGCACATTCATCCACCCGTCACCTCGGACAAAATTATCATTGTGGACTTGCTTGACTTTAGCTAACAAATGTTTCTGCTCTTGGATATATGTAACAGGGGCAAGATCGACTGCGTCTGCGTTGACGATTGCTTTTACTCTCATGATATCCTACATTTTTATGAATGCTTCAAAATTGTAATTGGACTCTGTGTGCATCAGAAACGCACCGCTCAATGCATCAACTATATCATCGTGATTAGCTTCTGGAAAGTTTTCAAGTTCTTTGAAAAAATCTTCATTCCATGGCCCTCTTAACACCCTGACATTTCCTGCTTCTGCTTGAGCACTAACAGGAGAAGCTCTGGTTACTTTGTCCTTCGTAGCTCTATACGGCTTAACATTATAACCGGATAGCATTCTAATCAACAAATCAACTTCGCTAACTCCTGCTTGACCAGGGTCCTGCTCAATACCAATCTTGCATAACGGGCCGTCTTGTGAAGCTGTATTTTTAATAGCATTCTGCACGTGTAGAGGGCTTTCTTGCAATCTAACAACGTCACATATATAAAATATTCCGTTTTTATCTTTAGCCATTTTTAATCCCACTGTATAGTCGGGATCATTATTTTCAGTCTTTCTAGTGGCTGCTCTATCCCAGTACCGAACAAATGTGCAATTCCTTGGAAGCACATCACAAACATAAAAAAATGAACGCTGAAAAAACATTCCAGAGGTTGGGCGCACATTCCAGTTCCCATCAAGAAGCTGTAATCTTTCGTATCGAGACAAAGCTTTGAGAGAAGCAAGATAGCCTGGATCACGTTCAAGAAGGATTTTGTTATCAAAAATTGTTGAGGCTACAAAACTAAAACTTTTTGGAAGCCTGGTCGAGTCTTTTTGTAAGAGTTGCGCTTTAGTATCGGCCCAAATGACTTTGTCACTTTCTATCACAAACCAGCGGACAACACCCGATCTTTCCGGGATGGCAAACCCTGAAATAGGATCAATCCACCAGTCAATAAATGCCCTTACCCAACTATCAGGGTCTGGATTGGTTGTTGCTCGAATGTATGAGGGCACGCCGGATACAGAGCGATTCCTCGAAAACATATACATGAACTGTTGCCATGAAAAGTGAGTCAGCTCATCGAAACCAATCAAAGGAATTTGACTTCCTTGCCAATTGAAGCGATCGTTATCATGTTCCATATGAGCGAATGTAATCTTTGATCCAGCTGGAAATTTCCACTCAAGGACAGATTGTTTAGGGTAACCACTGACTAGCGGATACATTGTCATAGAAGTATCCCAAAGGCCACCTGGATTGCGAACTTGAGTCGAATTCCTTCTAAATATGACTGCTGAGAACTGTGGAACCCTAATCCACCTGAGACATTCTAAAAGTAAAGCGAAGGTCTTCCCCCCTCCGGCAGCACCCCCATAGATAACAATATCTGCTCTATTGCTTAAAAAAGCTTCTTGCGGGCCTTTCTGAGGTCTTAATTCAAGATCATGCATCAATTATTTCGCTAGTTTCTGATACGATTTGCATACCATTGTCGGGTAGATAAATCGTAACACCTGATGTCTGCATATCGACTTTTTGTTCTAAAATAGCGGTCTCTTTCCATCCTAACCTTGTCTTAGCCAGGAATATCAACGCTGATAAATTGGGTTTAATTGCTGCTGCAATTAATTCATGAGTCACTGGATCAATAACAGCATCTTTTCCGATTGCGATATTGTATAGACGCTGCGCAATCGTGTTTTTTGCGGTTGCCCTTCCGCTAAGAAGTTCTTCTGGAAAATGCTTAGTTAATGTTTTGTTATCCATGCCTAGGACTGCTGCGATATCCTCGTTAGTGGCACCATAAGCAGCATATGAATAAGCAATCTTTTTATCTTGTTCAGTCGGCTTATATTTATTAGCTATTGGAGGCTTGCAATATCGATTCTTTTTAATTACTATTTTCGGATCCACCAATTCTCTTGAATTCTCTTTGCTTTTTGACTTTTCTGATTCTTTTGACTTCTTCATTTATATTCTCGCAATTCCACATTTGTTCCAGTGAATAATATACCACAGAGTATCTATAACTACTTTCGTCGTCTTGTGGCTTAATGATTGGAGTGACACCATGTAAAATTTCAGCACCGTCAAAAATCACTACATGATTATCGGCACATTCAAATTTAATATCAAATTCAGGACAAGCTAGGCGACCGCCTTCGACACCTCTTTTCAGCACAATCATATTGCTGAGCACATTTTTAAAATTACCAGCATCGTGATGATATTTTAGCGGATTATTTTTGTTGACTATACCTGAAGTAAAAGGAGTCCCTGGAAGCTTCCACTCATCTTTTACTTTTAAATTACAGTGTTGATAGTGACGTTCCAGGGTCTCACTAAAAAAGCATTCATACAGCTTTATCAATTCTTTAGCAAAGCCACAGATAATGTAGTGCTGTTTTGGAAAATTGCGTGACATGGCTGTTGAAGTACAAAAATCATGTCTAAGAGGAATCCTAGGCGAGTAACCAAAAATTGAAGATGAAGATTTAAGACCAGAAGTTCGATTATCAACTAAATAATCAATAGTCTTTACAGCCCATCTTAGGCTCATTGTTAACGCATCTTCAATTGAGCAATAAAGAATGCGTGGACTTCCATTCACAGTAACTAGACAATCGTAATCGACTAACTCAGAGCAATCATCTTCCAGAGCAGGGCGCATTTTATATTTTTTTAAGTCTACTTTTTTAGGTTGAATTTCAATCACTTTCATTTTCTAATTCCTCGATTTCAATATCTTCGACAGTGAAAGCGATTTGAGCACCTAGCTCTAAATAAACAATTTTGAGCAATTCAGAAGACTTTACCGCAATAGAATCTCCATAATCTGATCCACTATATATTTCCATTGCTTCAAGACATCTAATCATTCTAATTAAATCTAATACCGATGAATTCTTACCAAAATCAACTTTCATTTTATTTTCTTCCAATTTATTTTCACGTCTATTCTTCCATCTTTTTTCAATGGCTCTACTAGTCCAGGCCACTTACGGCAAAGCTTCCACGTCTCATGCATTTCAGTCTCTTGATTGTACCATTGAGACATTCCCCCAGGCTGGGACTTCATGTCGGCAATTCCATAATAATATTTCCCGCTTTTTAGCACGCCTTTTCCTTTTAGGATAGCTTGAAAACTTAAATCATAGTCTTCCCGAATTTTGAGTCTCAGATCATAATTTATGTTCTCACAATGTTGTAGATCAAACAACACGCACTGCATTGCAATTTTATCTTTTTGTACTGATGGAGCCGTCCACGCAAACTGTCGTAGTTCAAGCGAGTAAAGACTAGCTGGACCGTAAAATTGTAATTGGTTATATGCTTTAAGGAGCACTTCCGCGCTTGTTGGAGTAGTTTTTCCATCATTTGCTTCTCCAAAACATTCTATGTCGTCATCAAGCATCCAAAATTGATGATAGCCATTGCGTCTAGCAAAATCTAAAATTTGCTGCCTTGCATATGTAATACCTTGATTATCTTCATCCAAGACATAAGCAAAGTTCCCTGCTGCTCTATACGAATTATAATCTTGAGATTCTACAAAAAATGTATGATTAAGTCCCGCTTCACGCAATAACTTATCCGTCTTTGTCTTTCCCGCCCTGCCTTTGCTAGGTATGAATATCGGCACTGTCCAGTTCATTATTCACCTGATAAAAATTGATTAAACTTAGTAGCACTTCGCTATTATCATTAAGATCTAGATCTCGTGAAATTTGATCCATGCTCTTCAGGGTATCCTCATAGATATCATCAGGCAACTGAAAAACAATTTGCTTTATGGCATTGTCATTGAAAGACTTTTGAGAGTCTTGAAATTCCTTTTCATCAATTTCTGGCTCTTCATCATCTTCGTCGAACATAGGGGGCAGCTTAGGTGAATCTTCTAAATCAAGTTGCTTTTGCACTAGAAGTTGAATCTCCGCACCATAGCTTAAAAGCCCCTGTTGAGAATATTGCTTCTCTAGCAATTCCATATCCCAGGTGCCAAAATCCACGTTATCTCTGATAATGAATCTTCGAGCTTGTTCATCTGTGATATCATCAACACACATGACCCAAACAAATTGCAATCCGAGCTCTGAGCAAGCTTTGAATCGCATGTTGCCACCAAGCACAACACAGTCCTTGTCAACCACGATTGGGCGTATTTTCAGCATCCACAAGGCATCTTTGATTGATTTTTTTAGTAAATTAAACTTCTTTTTGTCTATAGTCCTAGGATTATTTAAATTCACCTTAACTTTATCTATTTCTACTAACTCAACTTTGTATTGATTTTTATTTTCCATAATTCATTTTCCAGTAACTAATAAGTTTGAGTAGAAATTCAGGATTCTCTTTGCATCTCATTTTATCTTTAATCAAGTTTATTGAATTAATAACCTTTTCGTAAATATCTGATGGGTAATAGACTACAATTTGTTTTATTTTATTGTTATCATAAGTTTCTTTCTTTTTTGAAAGATCAGATGCGTCTATCTCTGGCTCGATGTCACCTATTGTTTCCATCCTTGGGGTAGATACCTCAACCAGGTCCATACCTAACTCAATCATCTCTTTGTCTGAATAATGAATAGCAAGAGTCTTCTTGTCCCACTCGCCAAAGTGCAGGTTGTCTTTGATAACAAATTCGCGCAATTGATCAGTTGATAAATCATCAGCTTTGATGATATAGATTTCCTTAAATCCTGCAACTTGGCATGCTCTCAGCCTTTGGTTTCCACCTTGGACAACCATATTCATGTCTACAACAATTGGTCGGATGGATAGCATGTAGCTATCCATCTTGATCGATTCAACCAAAGACATAAAGTTTTCGTCTGTGATGACCCTTGGATTATTCGGATTGAGTCTCACACTGGCAATCGGCACACGCATTATCTTGTACGACAGATCCGATATGGAGCTCTGTTTCATTTTGTTCTCCAGTTTTTTCGTTTGCTTTTTGATCTTCCTGAAATTTTTGTGCTTGATATAGATTGTAATTTTTGACTGTCTTAATCATATCATTTGTTAGCTTCTCGAATGCGTCAGGAGCCATTTTTACTTGGAAAATGCTCTTTGCGCCTTCTACGAATGTCATAATATAGCTGCTGGTATCTTCATCAAAGTACAGTTTGATCCCAAGAGCTTCAGCTTCACTTACTGCTCTTCCCTTTTCAATCACTTCGCTTTGATAGTGATCTACGCACAGCGGATTTTCACCAGGCAAAATTCCATTTCCATTGCATATGCAGCACAATTCTTTTTCTAATGATCTTGCGTCAGTGATGACAGGAGCATGTTCAGGAAAATTGTCCACCACACCACTGCCACAAACAGGATCACCCAGTGATGTATTTTCATTATTTTGTTGTTCCATCTTCAATTCCTATTTTTTGTTTTAGTTTGTCTATCAATTGTTTTTTCCCTTCCTTGGTCAACTGCCCACACTCTGATAACACCAGATCGACCACGTCTTCCAATAGTTCATCGACCACAAATTGTTTTAATTGAGGAATATGACTAATAAATATTCCTTCAATAAATCTTCCAATTTCATTCATCTTTTACTCCTTTTCTTTTTACTGTAATTTTAACTTCGCACATAAAATCAGAATCTGAAGTATCATTAAACTCAAAAATTTTTTCGAATTCATCTCCCTTGCAACCACGACCTTCAATTAAAGATTTTTTTGCAGATGATAAAACACCTTTCATCCATTCATGAAAAATGGCCCTCTTTTGCTCTTTAGAGTATATTTGCTCGTCCATATTTAAACCTTAGTAACAATTTTAATTTCTACTGGATAAAGATCCTCTACAATTTTTCTCTTAGCTATACTCAGGGCTGTGTCTCTTCCTTTTGTATCAATAAACTCCACTGTACCATCAACCAAAAACACCTGAAAGTCACATACATAGCGAACGTTACCAGGAAGATCAAAGGGCACTTGACGCAAAAAGAAAACCACTTCGCCGCTTTGCTGCCTACACTTAAGTTGATCGTAATATCGCCTTTCCAATCGTGACGGGAACTTTTTTTCGTCTCGTTCACATCTGATGGCTCCGAACTTGTGTCTTTGTACTTTTCTTCTTCGAAGTTCATTCAGATCATCACTCGTTATTGTCATCCATCATCCTACGCGCCGTTTCTTTATTTCTAGCATTCCTGACCAAGACTGCATCTCTGTATGCACGGGAATAGCATGTGCTGCATAGTCCTTTTCCACTATGCTTTCGCATTTTACCAGCGCAAGCCAAACATTGATCGTGTTTTTGTGACCAACAGCCTCGCTTTCTAAAATTGATCGTGACTTCCAAAATAACCCCAAACTTTTTTATTCCTTTAAACATAGTTGTGCATCATAATAGCTCAAAAGGCATGGGTGGTGAATCATAATATGACAAAAATATATCTTGCAATCTTTTTTCACTTTACTTAAAAGACTGAGTTTGATAATATTTGGGGTATAACGAAACAAGCAAGACAAGGAAGTAAAGAATGGAAAAAGAACTTTTTAAAATTGAAATAAAAGAATCAGGGAAAGTAATTGGATATTCAACTCCAGACCAATTTTTCATTTTAGCTGGCGACCCAAACCACAAGAGTTTTCTACAAGATCATATCAAGAAATATAACGAATGGAACGCGTCGAATGGAAATTCGACAAGAGCAACGCAAGTTTTTGCATAAATAAAAAAGGGGAGTTGTCGCTCCCCTTCATCAACACACCAATAAACTATAGAGGTCATTATGACAAATTTTCTAAGTGAAGTCCAGTTGAATAGATTAGCTCCTAGCATTTTCGCAACTGGTGGGTCAGAGCACACGAGCTCACGATATGGATTCATTCCTACAATCGAAGTCGTTCGCGGATTGAGCAAGTCTGGCTTTCACCCTGTTTTAGCCACTCAATCGCGAACACGCATTCCAGGACGCCAAGAGTTCGTCAAACATATAATGCGACTACGCCACGAGACATGCCTTGAAAAAGGCGGTATCGTTCCCGAGATTGTCCTAGTGAACAGTCATGACGGGACAACAAGTTATCAGCTTCGAGCTGGAATCTATCGACTTGTCTGCGCCAATGGAATGATTGTCGGCGACGAAATGTTTTGCAGACGAGTTAAACACCAGGGAGATGTCGTTGAGCGTGTGGTCGAAGCTGCAAATGACCTGATCGATCTAGTTCCGATAAGCATGCATACAGCAACCCATTGGCAGGGAGTTGGGCTTAATAAACAACAACAGGTCGTATTTGCACAAGCTGCAATGGCACTAAAATGGGACAAAGACGAAAACGACGAGTTTCCTTTAACGCCTGATGAAATTTTAGATCCAAGACGTTCTGCTGACACAAAGAATGATCTTTGGACAACATTCAATGTCATCCAAGAGAACATGATCCGAGGAGGAATACGATATCGTACGGATAACGGCGTTAGACGTAGAACAGTACCAGTGAAGTCGGTTGGTGAAAATGTACGCCTCAATACCGCTCTTTGGACTTTAACTGAAAAAATGGCACAATTATCACAATAATTAATCACGAGGAAAGTTGTTTTTCAACTTTCCTCACCACACATCAATAGGAAATTTCATGAAATTTGTAAAAGATTTATACGACGATTCATACTACAATGCATCGCTTGTTCAACGTATATTTTTAGGGAAAACCTATATGCCAAAAGGTGAGGTGGTCGTTTCAGTATATTTAGTGCAATGCAGTTTACAAGATGAAACTATTTTAATTTTATCTGATAAATATGAAATGAAAATAAGTGCAGAAATAGCACTTAATAAGCTATTAGATTATTTACGGGAATAATATGACATTACAAACATTCATAATAAGTTTTGTTACAGGTGCAATAGTTGGAATTTTACATAATGTTATAACTGCTTATGTTAAGAAGAAGTTGAATCAAGTAAAGATTCACTATTCTTTTGACACTGGAAATTATTGTAAGAAAACAAAAGGATTCTATCCTTTTATAAAATACTATAATTTTAAACGAAAAAAATGGTGTCATCGAAAAGATTATGACAACAATTTAACCGAGTATGTTGTAAGGAGAGAAGAAATGGTTAAGCAGCACATAGAGGATCAGATTCAATGTTAAATCCATTTATCAATAGTGTTTATGAGCACGATGAGAACGAAGAAAATATATACGTTTTAATACCAAATACAATCAATGTCATCCCTTCTTTTAAAGGTCATTTAATATTTCCAACGCCACATGTTAACATTAAAACATGTGAATGGAAAATTCAAATTGTTTTCATTAACAAAGGTGAATTCAATTTAATAACCAATGACGATTGTTACTTCAATTTAGGATGTGAAAATTATCAATCACTACGAATTCACGCGGGATGTCCAGGCTATGATACGCAACCAAACTTTATTTATTCTTCAAATTTAAAAAAATGGATTGTCAATAGTAATGGACGATTCGATTATGGATTTTAAGCCAATGACAAAATATCAATCGGATAACATTTACGTAGTGAATGAATGGGACATGTTCGAACTCATTCAAGCTTACACTAGATATCTTTTGAAGTTCGAACAAAAGAACGATGGTTATCATCCTTCAGCAAATGAACGAGATAAATGGATGTGTAAATATTGTAAACGAAAATTCAATCAATTAAACAAGGAAAAAAAATGAATCACATACGCGGAACTAATCTTGACCACACAACTTGGAGCTACCCCTCGCAAGAAGATCGTTTGCGTATGGCTAATCTGCTTCAGAGCGGAATTATTGAAGCACACGTCATAGATATCGCTCCAATTGAGGATAACACGGATATCAATATGACTATCACAATGATAGCCTCTAATCAATTTCTAAAGAAGAGTACGTAGGGATGCAACAGAACGATAATTCATACATTCAAACCTTAATTTTAAGGCATTACAGCATTGGTAAAATAAGATATAATTTACCAATTGGTAATTACAAAATGGATATGATTTTAGACTCTATCGAAAGTTGGGTTGTAAATATATTAAAATTCGATATTGAGTTTAGTCTTGAAGAAATTGATATTCGTGATTTCATCAAAACTCTTAAAAATGCTTTTATACGGGGTTGGAGTGATGCTGAGCGTGATGATATGAACGCTTCAAAAATTGAATTTGATTTAATCGAAAAATATAAACACAAGGGGAACGGAACATGACACAATATGACGGCACGCTCGATATTTTATTGGAAAAAATAAATGAATTAGAAAAACAAGTCAATATTCTATCACATCAATTTAATACAGGTTTTATCGATATTTATAAAAGATCCCGAGACACAAATGAAGATCTTTATAGATTCAGAACTAATACTGAAATGGAAATACATTATATCAAACGCGCCAATCAGATTGTTTTTGATAGAATTGTAGATGTAGAAGAAAATTATATCAAGAAAATTGTTGTTGATTTTCCGAAAGAGCAAACTGTAACAACTCCATATTAATATAGGAAGAACTATGTTAGAGACAATATTTTATATTTTTGCATTCCTTTGGATGCTTGATATTTCGTGCAGCTTAGGTAAGATCGCGCGAAGTAATGAAAAGTTAGTTAAAATGTCGCTACGACGATACGAGGAAATTTAAGCCATGCATTATTTTGACGAAGAAAAATATGTACCACTATTGGCTGATAAGCCAAACATAATTAAATACGCGAATGCACATGTACTGCCAAAAATAGAGGGTGATTTTGCAATAGTATCGATATTTTTAACGACTAAACAGCAGGTTTCCGTTGAGAGTCGATATCATCCAATTCGATATGGAAGACATTGCGGAAGCAAAGTTTTTTTATGTGCAACACGAGACAATATCGACTACAATCCCATGTTTTTATGGAATGGCAAAGAATGGCTTTTTCAGACTCATGGAAATGTTCTTTTTGCAGAAATTGAGGTTAAATAAATGGAAGAATTTGATGCAGAAGGATCATCGATTAGCCTTAAATATACGCATTTAACTGATGACCCAATTATGAAAATAATTGGCAATCATATATTTTTACCTCCTGGTGGGGGCGGTACCCAAGAACCGCCTAAAGAACTTTTTGTTAGCTCAAAAGGCATGGGTGGTGAATCAAGAGTTGAAATTTTAGGATTTTTAGAAGGGACTGAAAACACACAAAATTGCGGTTGTAATTTTTGCATGGCTAGAGGAGGAGCAAAATCACAACTCATGAAATGCAAACTAGATAGAAAACAATTTATTGAGGATACAAAATGTCTTACGCACCATCAGAAGAATGGGGAACAGTTAACCTAGGTGTTGACGTCCTCCAGGGTCATGGAGAGCAAAGCCAGCCTGGAAAGCTAGACTATAACAAAAATCATCCTAGCTATCCTAAACAGAAAGAACAATACAACCCAGGGCGCAACCAGGAGCTTGCACTTCCGGCTGATATTTTCCCGATGAATAACACCGAAAAAGAGGGTGAATCAAATAAGCTAGCTAGTATTCATCAACGTATAAAGGAAATGATAGGCGAAGGTGTGCCACGAAATGAAGCGATAGCCAAGGCGAAAGAAGAGGCAAAGGGTGACCGCCGTGGAGACATTGGTACCATAACGCCCAAAGATGTGTATCGGTCAAAATATCAAGCTGTGACGCCTGAGAAACAGCCAAGCGTTTTTTCACAACAAGTTCAAAATTATCCATTTATTTAGGTACAAAAAATATGGGGACAAAAATTATAGATCGTGGAGATAGAAAGACTTATATTTTTGAAGAAATAAAAAAGTCTGTAAAAAAATCGATAAATCGCCAGGAATGTGGTAAAAAATTTTATCGACAAACAACAATATGTCAGACATTAAATCCATACAATAAAGATTCAAACGGAAAATTAAAAACACGTGAGTTAATACAAAAAGAACTAGAAAAAGAAGCTGCTGAATGGAAGCCCGATATTATTTATGATTGCAAAAATCATGCATAAAAAAAGGATCATATTCGTGCAACGCTGAATATGATCCTCAGGATATTTAGGGGGCTAACTATCCTCTGTGCTCTCGGTGTTCACCACAATCACGCTTGTGACATGGGTATAGGGGAGCCGTCATAAATAAATCCTTATTTTTTAGTTAAGAATAAGGCGCGTGATTTTTTTATTTCACGCACCCTAAATATTTCAGAGATGCAAAATGGAATCATCTTGCAAAAAACTTTATGCTACAATCGCCCAGGTACCACTTGAGGTATCTGTACCGTCTGCACTCGTAATTACAAATTTAGAGCCGTTTGTTATTGTTGCCAATAAAGGTTTAGGCGCAGTAACAGTACCAAGAGCTGTGATTGTAATCGAAAGAGCTGACCCTGTAAGTACAGAAGTAGTAGAGATATCTCCAGAAGCACCAGCAGTCAAAGTAAATGTTCCTTTGCGCGCTGCTCCTCCACCAGTAGTTAAAACAGTACCTCCCCCAGCTGGAAACGTGATTGTCCCAGTCACGTCGGCCATTGTTGCAGGGGAGTTTTGCAGTAGCTTTCCAGTAGTACTATCATAACGAGCAATAGCGTTATCTGTTGACGATGCTGGCCCTTGCACTACGTTAGCGACAAGAATACCAGAATCCTCAAGCAATTCGCCTGTCGTGTCTGCAAATGCTGCAATGTGATGCGCTGTTGAGCTAACAGGGCCGACAACATTACCCATAGCATCTCCTGCACCCCATTCAACCCCTAAATCAGACGCTGGATTTGCAAATAAAGCTTGGTTAGCTGCTCCAGGTGCCAATGGTTCAGGAGCACTTCCTCCACCACGCGCTACAAATAGAGTACCTTTATCATACACATAATTAGAATCAGTCATATACGTCCTTAGTACATTGTTCCCTTTGAAAATTGCTTCATCGCTGGCATGTTATCAGCGTTCTTTCGATCAGATTGTCGCTTAAAGAATTCTGGATTCGCATGCTTCATTGAAGCCTGTTTTGTCCTCGAAGCTTCATCTGGGCCTCCTTGCCTTGATCCGACAAAGACGTTATTTTTTCCTGGGTTTGCCATCCGCTTTTCTTGTCTTTGATCCGACGGAATTATCGTGTTCGTCATCTTTGTCTCCTTTGGCCTTTTTGTCTTTTTTAACCGGTGCTGATTCTTTTCTATCTTCTGATACTTTCTTTACAGCTTTCTTCATCTCTTTCTTTGGGATAGTTCCTTTTACAGGAGCATCTTTGATCTTTCTATCTTTCATTTTGTTCTCCTAATACCGTAATTATCATATTTTGAACTTCTATTCGATTGCTGGTTATACGACTGACCACTTTCACTTGAAGCTATAGCCTCGGCTTGTTTTGCATTGTTGACAGGCTGACCATTTGATGACTCAAGCTTACCAGTTCCATATTCAGCCATAACTTTCTTAAATTTTGGAGTTGCAATCAAGTCTTTTCTTTTAACGTCAAGACCAACGCTATTATCAGGCTTCTTACTCATCCCTGAGCATGAATTCATTCCCTTGCATGATGAATTCGCATTACACGCCATCTTTCTTTACTCTATCATAATGTTTTGTAAATGTTCCTTTATCAAAATTATAAAGATCACCGACATCGCACCCATCATCACGAACAACATAGTGATCACGAGGAGGCATCCATTCCGCACCTTCCCAGATCACCACATTTACTACTTCACCTGCTTTATCTACGATTGCATGTCTTTCTTGTGCCATTTTTTGGCTCCTATTTTTATCTTTATTTATTGGAATGTCACAATCCCCAGGAAAATCACAACACCAATCTTGAGGAAATTCTTCGTTCATATGAGCTCGATTAATTTAAAAATTCTATGACGATTACTTGGCCTCTAGCGCCACTCCCGCCAGCTCCTGAATTTGTTCCATTCAATGAGCCACAGGATTATTCAGGTAAAAATATTTAGGATTATTTAATTTTCTTTTCTTTTCGAGGTTTTTTTCTCATGTGATTTCCTTTTTTTAAATATTGAAAATATTGTACCAAACAGTGATGTTAATGACGTTGTCGTTGGCTAAATTGCCTGTAATTTCTATTGCAGACGATTGAGTTGCAACTATATTTTTATTTTCTAACTTCGATTGATTGGTAACTGTTGAACTATTATTTCTAATGATCATATTATAATTTGTGGTTGTTGAGGTAAGTGCAGCGCTTGAAAAACCTCCATTTAGGGGAACTGGGGATGATAATGTTCCCCACTGTAATTGAAGAGTCTGCCCCCCGGCATTTACAAAAGCATTGCTGCCCCCGTAAACCTTTGCCCAAAGAGTAGATAAAATTACTATATATTTACCAGAACCTGGGGCAGGAATTATTTCAATTGGACTAGCATTCATTGCTTTTATTTGCGTTGACGTCATTTGCACTGTAGTTGTTAGTACATTGTTGGATTGAAATGTAGCGGGGAGATTTGTATTTGCTATGTAGATTTGACTTGCTGTTCCCACAGTAGAATTCATTCTATTTTGTGTTGCCATGCGTTATCCAACTATTTGATAAAAAGCTGTTATTGAAATCGTATTATTATTTGCTGCATTACCTGAAACTTCAGTGGCTTTGTCTTGGTAAATTATAATATTAAGTGTTTCGTATAAATTTGATGCAATTGCCGCAGTCGGGATTATCCAAAAAAACAAAGTTTTATTAACTGTAGCCGATATTGAAGATGCGGTGAGGATCGGGTTTTGACAAGCAGGAGTTCCAGAAGTGCTACCGTAATATAAATTTATTGATTGAGAAGCTCCAGCAGTGAATGCGTTTGTACCACCATATTCAAGACTGATTGCACAAGACAAAAGAAAGATTATTTTTCCACTTGATGGCGCTGGAATGAACTCAATTGGAGTAGCGTGTAAATTCTTCACCTGTGAGCTGGTTAAGACCACGGTCTTTGTAAACACTTGAGCGTTTTGAAATGAAGGGGGTAAATTTGTAGTGGCTCCATATACCTGACTAACAGTTCCTATGGTGTTGTTGAGAGAATTTTGAGTTGTCATTACACGCTCCCAATAAAATAATTTGCATACACAAGTAAAGAATTGTCGTTTGCGGCATTTCCGGTATATTCTGCTCCAAAATTTTTTAATTGCATTTTTGTGTTTGAAATATTTGCAAGAGTTCTATTACTTATTTGAATTGGGAAATTGATTATTGTAAAACTAGATGTAGAGTACATATTTGCTGTGGATAGAGCGCCGGAATTTGCTATTATTCCACTTCCATAAGCCAGATCAATTTCACTTCCAAGCGTGAAAGCATTATTCCCTCCATATATAAATTTATATACCAAGCCAGTCAACACAATGGTCTTTCCTGATCCAGGGTTTGCAATAATTTCAATAGGGGTGGCGTTTAATGCTTTAATCTGTGCGGAAGTAATAGTCACAGATGCTGTTAAAATCAACACCTGCGTACTCTGAAAAGTAGCAGGAGTCGAGGCATTTCCCGTCAGGATTTGCCCCGTCACCCCTGACGTAAAGTTCATATTATTCTGAGTAGCCATCAAATCCCCTATGTGTACGTGATAGCGTCGCCTTGCAGGACGCAAGCTTGCCAGACTGTGTTAGCGGTGATACATACAAGTTTAACCCAATCTCCAGCCCTTACTGAAACAAGAGTGCCTGTAGCACCTGAAGTAGTAGAAACAGCTCCACTTCCATTAGCTCCCATAAAGATTTGTTGACCTGAGGCTTGCGTGATTGTCCAGGATGTCCCTCCAGCTAATACTACTTCAAGCATGGTACCAACAGCAGATGTTGTAGGAAGGGCCAAGGATAAGGCACCAGACGTCACACTATATCCATTATTAACAGCCATTGTTTGACCGCTAGTGATGTTCTGCCACTGAAACGTTGGTGGTAGATCTTGCCATGAGCCTGGAAGATTTAAATTTGCGGTGAAAACTTGTCCCGGAGTTCCATTTGGAAGAATGGAAGGAACTCCGGTATGCGAAGTGATTAGGACGCCTTCGATCACTGTTGAAAGCCCTGCAACGGCATTGTCGGCAGATGAGTAAAGTATTTGATTTATTGTGGTAGAAGAGGGGTATGAAGCAGTAGAAAAACTAGGCGGTGCAGCAGCATTTGATTGAAAAATTTGCCCTGTTGTTGCGGGTGCTCCTAAAATCGAAGGAACACCTGTAGCGGACGTAACTAAAGTGCCGTTGTTTGCTGTTGCAAGAGCTGCCATGGCATTTGTTCCGCTTGCATAGAGCAGCGTATTAATCGCATTAGTGTCGGGATAAGTACTTGTGCTATGTACCCAATTTGTTCCATCGGCTCGCATAAGCGTACCTGTTGACGTTGCAATAGCGGGATATGTTGCGGTTGAAAAAGCTGGATCTACTGATGCGCCCGCACTTTGAAAAACTTGACCTGCTGTCGAAGTCGGGCCGACGACAGTAAAAGCCGATGCTCCTGCGCCTATCAACACGCCATGTGCTGCTAATCCTGATTTTGTTCCGATAGCAGCAAAAGTGGGTGACTTTCCTTGTCCATCTGCTATGAGTGTTCTTCCCGCATCAGCGGTACCGACGTTCGCCATGATTAGTATCCTTCATATGTAGTACCGTTGAAGATCATTTCAAGCGACTCAAAGTTATCGCTGAATACGTAAGAGGTCTGCCCATCAATTGTGACTGAGCCTCCTACTGTTGTGATTGTAATATTGTTTGTTGCAGCGTTACCGACTCGGTCTTTAATAATAAAGTTCCTTGAGGCGGTGGTTGTGTTTGGGAATAGCAATGTGATCGCCCCTGCTGTCGAGTCGCATGAGAGGAATTCGTCTCCTGCAAGCACTGTGTAGGGTGACATAGCTGTCGTTATATTTTTGTAGGCTGCTATAGCATCTGTGGATGAGATAGTGAGCGACCCGCCCAGGGAAATTGATGAGCCTGAAAGTGATATCCCTGGGCCAGCGGTAAAAGTTATGCTTGAGTGCTCTAATGTAGCATTTGGCACCGCTGCAAAAGATGGATCTGCACCAGTGTGACCCAAAAGAGCCGTGTTGTCTGTTCCTGGCCCCGCCATTCCGACAGGACTTGTACCCTCGCCGATTATCACAGTATGAGCCGTTAACGCTGCCCTCCCCGTTCCACCTTCTCCTACCGGTACAATTGTGCCATCTCCTATACCTATAAGATCAAGTAGTCCCGTAATCGGATTTAATGCAAATTTTGTCATGCCACTCCCTCATTTTTGTGGTACTAACTGAAGTAAGTAACGATATCATCAAAATTATACAAAAATCCTTCTCCATCATCTGGTAGCTGCACACGATCTATAAACCCGTTGATATCATAGTGGATCTTTAGCACTGACCAAATATTATCGGCTGTTGACGCATTCGGCGTGAGACACTTTGCCGTATATAAAATGTTACCTGAGTCATCAACTACGAATCGCTTTTCATAGCCATCATCAAGCGCAAGTATGCCCTGATATGCTAAGAAGTTTGTGAACCTATTTGCCGTCATGAATCATCCTTCTCGATATTGTGTTGCAGTTCTTTCACGAGCAAGATCGTCTTCACTCGTTGTCTGGTCGTCATTTTTGCCCATCTTAGCGTTACATTTACGCCCAACGCAAACATTTGGAGCAGGCTCAGAAATTTTGGCTTCATGGAATGAATCCTCCAATCTAATTTCCCGTCTCCTTATGTTGTCAGTATTCATTTGAATTTGTCCATTAAAAAGGCAAGTCATCATTATTGAATGGTGGCATATCAGGCATTGAATTTGGGCTATTCTGATATTCGGGCCTCTGGACGAATGGAGTGCTCTGTTGCGCTTGTTGCATATAATTCGGGACTAGTTGCTCTTGAGGCTGCGCAACAGCATTTCGACCAACATTCATACTCTTGTGCACATTGCTCATCACGAATTTATTGATCATCTCATTGTCTGAGCGTGAATCGAGCATGAACGATGGCTCATATTCGTCTCCGGCCCCTCTTGACATCTTGTAAGAAGCGACAGTAGGAAAATGACCGCTGCCATCTTTCTTAGAAACAATTTTGAATCGTAAAACAAATACAAAGTCGCCATTCACCCTCACGGTTGCAATGCCTAAATGCTTCTCTCCAGGGGTAGGCTCAAAGCCTAAAAACTGTAATTTATCCATGTATTTTCCTTTCATTTAAAAAAGCTTTATAGCTTCCACGGGTAAACATAGCGCAATTTCGAGTGTGATGCAAAAGATTTTTACTTAGATTTGTTTCTTCTGATATATCCCATAATAATTTGTTCAAAATCTTTGTCCATAAGCGAAAGCGGATAGAAGCTATTTTTTGGATATCTCAAAGATAAAGCTGATGCCCCGATTGTAAAACTAAAGTTTTCGTTGAATTTGCTTTGATGCTGCTTCATTAGACTGCACGCAAGTTCATAATTTTTTGATCTAAGTTTCTCACTTTCAAGGACTTCTTTTTGTTTGGCATCTTCATCATTCTGTTTTTTTAAATTTGGCTTCCACCCACAGACGATTGCATCGCGTAGAGTACCCAGAGGATTGAATATTGTTTTGCGTTTTTCAGTTTGAATCTGAACGTACTGCTCATAAGCTAGGACGCTATTGCGTATGTGTTCAAGGGAAAGGTCCATGAAGGAAGCGATAATGTCGTGACGCAGCGGATAAGGGGCAAGGATGCGTTTCTTTTCTTCATCATCGGAAGAGGAAACAACAACAGGCTGTTTGTTTGTTTCTTTAGAGAGTTGTTCTTTAGAGTGTTCTTGTTTGTCCTCGTTTGGCGAGGTACCCCCCTTCGTTTGGCGAGGTAGGGGTAGTTCGTTTGGCGAGGTACCCCCCTTTTTCTTCGTTTCTCGATAATGGTCTCCGTTTATGCGCCACACATCTACGATTCGAATAATATTTGAGTCCTGAGATCCGTCAGGTTTTTTGCGTTTGATTATCTCGATCAAAGATCCTTCAATAAAGAAGTCAACGCAACTCAATTGCTGAAGACATTGCCGTACTGTTGTTTCTCCTAGCTGCATCGTCTTAGCTAGATTTTTCATTGACATCCAGCACCGACCCATGTCTCCGCAAATACGCTTGATGTGGCAATATACAGCAAGCTGATTTGGGTTTAAGATATCGAAAACAAAGTTGGGGATTTCTGTACGGAAATGATGATCGGGACGATCTTCAATGAATTCTACTGAGTTGGAAATTTCTTTCATTTGTTACCCTTTAATTTTTATTAAAGGAGCAAAACTGATGACTGCCGTCCAAAATAATAACTTAACAATTCGATAAACATTCTTTTTAAGAAGAATTATGTTTGCGAATAATATTGTATTCGTTATAGTTGTAGACGAAATGCGGTCAAACATTTTCGCTCCGGTACCTCATCGAGTCTATTACGCTGAGGTATCAGTCTATATTTTATCAGAGCGGAAGACAAAAAGCCATCGAAATGCAAATCACAAATCGATAGCGTCCTGTCTTCCTTCCTGATTTTTAACATTGAATATCCCTACGTTTTCCTCTCCCCAAACATGTCGAATTGTTTGGGTGTGGGAAACGCTTTTTGTAACGCCTCGCGGATCAGCTCGTTAGCTTCTATCAAAAAACCTTGCTGAACCGACCGTTGTAATGCTTGGCTTTTAATAAAGTCAAGCATATCTTTTTCCACGATGATGCAAAGCGGTTGAGGTTTTAAGATCTTTCTACGCTTTTCGTTGTTTTTAGGAAACTCTCTTTCTATCTGCTTTCTCCCC